TTCTAGTAACTGACGAGGAGCTTATGTCTTTGGACGACCGTATAAGCGAGCAGAAAATAGTTGTGGACTTTGTTAACTCCATGAGTAAAGAGCTGCAAGCGCTAATAGTGTCTGAAAATGACGAAGGTGCTAGTTTGGAGGAAATGTCAGGTAGAGCCCTGTACGAAACTTTATTCCTTATCGAAGCAGGGCACACTAAAAAAGGCAGTAAAGGGTACCAGCTTATTAATGAGTTGGCGGACACTCACAAAGTAACTCATGACGACTTAAAGGTAGCTAACCAAATAGAAGGGGAAATGCGCCACTCTGCTAAAATCGCTGCGATAATGGATAGGGCAGGCATTAAGGGTACTAAGACTGTAGACGTAACTGAACCAGGCGGCCTTCCTAGCGAACTAGACGCGCTGTCAGACAGTTCTTTAGGCGCAGTGTTTAAGAGGAAAGCTAGAGCCACGCAGGGGTCAATCGCTGATGAAGAAGGAAGCTCTAGGGACTCTAAAATCCTTGAAGGTACCTATAACAAAGTAATATTCAACGAAGACAACATTATAACTTCCGGCACTATTAGGATGACGGACTCAGGCGGTAAGTTGCTTGATATCCCTCTGTCTAAGAAGAAAGACTATGTTCGTTTTTCAATTAAGAACGAGCGTAACCATAATGATAGACGCAACATACGTAGAGTCGTAAAGTTTGTCGGTGGTAAAAATGCTGCGTACCAATGGGACACTTTAGCTTCGTTCGCTAAGAAATCAGCGGAGTCCTTAGATTTCTTAAGTAGTTTGATATACAAGCACCGGTTTGAACTACCTGCGGCTGTAGACGTAGAAAAGGTACTCAGAGATAAAGATGTAATGCGCAACAAAATTGTTCGCTCTGTTGAAAGTGTAGCAGTACAGGCACGAGAAATGACATTTGAGCGTCGACAACTAGTTAACTCATTTATCCAAAAGGCAACCACGGAACAATTGTGGCCGGCAGACCCTAATATAGATGGGCGTACCGTTACTGTAGACAAAGATTTCCATAAAGAATTTACAGAAGTGCTGTCTGACTCCGAGCAAAAAGTAGTTATCGACGTGTTCAAGCACGGGCACGATATGGCAACCATGCTTAAGGACTTGTCTGTAGAGCTAGGTATAGACAGCGAGTTCCTAGGGTTTACGCAGATGGAAGGCCCGTACGCTCCTTTAATGCGATTTGGTGATTACATTGTAGAGCATAAGTCGAAAGAAGTGGTAGATATAGAAGCGCAAATTAAAAAAGGCGGCTTACCCCCTTACAAGGAGAAACTACTAAGTAAAAAACTGGAGAGCCTAAAGACCAACGATAAGTACTACGAGATAAGTTTCCACCAGACAGAAGGCGAAGCTAACAAACACAAAGATGCTAAAGCGAGTAAATACGCGACGAGCACAGTATCCCCTAAAGGAGAAAGTGTAAGTGACGGGCGCGTACCGGACGTTAAAGTTTTAGAGAAAGTTTACGGGGCTATGAAAACTTTAGACCTAGACCCGGGAGCAAAAAAAGCTTTTGAGTCTATGTTAGAAGATATGTACCATTCTGCTTTAGAGGATGCTAATGCACGTCATTCGCAAACTAGGAGGAAAGGTTACGCTGGTTACAACGACAACATGCTGTTCAACTTCATAGAGCATGCTAAAGCAGAAGCTAACTTAGCGGCAACCCTAAAGTACGGTAAAGACATAAATGTAACCTTGGCGGAAATGACTGCTCAGGCTAAAGAAAGTAAAAACCCTAATGTGATGAAGTTGAACAATGCCGTTATAAAGCACTACACTTCAACTTTAGCTAAGGGTGAAACCCGAATTGCAGATGCAATCCTTTCGTACAACGCGTTTAGCCTACTTACTTCTTCGTTTGGTTACCATGTGCAAAACGCAACTCAAACTTTTGCAGTAGCGCACCCTATACTAGCAGGAACATTTGGCGGTTGGAACAACGTTCGTACTAAGATAATGAACGGGTACCACGTAGCTGGTGATATTGTAGGTTACGATGGAAAGGTACCTTTTACTGGAGGTAAGAAAGTAACATGGCAGACGGTTATTGATGTAGACGCGGCCCCTGCTAAGTACAGACACGTACTGTCTAGAATCCAAAACATGGGGCAGTTGGACGTTGGCGTAGAGGAAGACCTTTCTAGCCTTAAAGAAACAAGTACAGGCTTCAAGGCGTTTGATGCTACCTCAAGAGGGGCTGCTACTATAAGCCATAGAGCTTACCAAGTTCCAAGGCTAGTAGAGTCCTATAACCGCGTGTCTACAGCTATCGCAGCGTTTGACTTGGCTACTGAGAACCCTGAAGCCATCAAGCACATGAGGCTGACTCCAGAAGAGTTCGCGGTTAAAGTAGTTCAAGACGCTCAAGGTGACTTCTCATCTACGGGAGCCCCGTACTTCTTCAAGACGGTAGGTAAAAACCCTGTGGGTAAAGTAGCGCTCCAGTTCCGTAAGTTCTCAGTAATGATGATGTGGGCGTACGCTAGAGCAACATTCCAGGCCTTTAAGGGGGTGACTAAACAAGAGAAAATCATAGGTGCTAGAACTGTAGCATTCCTACTAATGCACACTGCTGTGTTTTCGGGTGTCAGAGGACTACCTGCAATTGCTAAGTTTACTGCTATATACTTATTACTAGCAGGTATGTTTGGTGAGGACGACGAAGAACCTAAGGACACTAAAGGTTACATCGAGCGTATGGTAGATGAAAACGTTGACAATAAAACCGTAGCCACTATGATAAACCGAGGAGTTCTTAGTGCCCTTGGTATAGACGCGTCTATAAAGTTAAGCCACGCTGGTATTTTTGACTTGGTTCCCTTCGGGGATTTCGACCTTTCCCTTGATGGACTGTGGGAATACGTCTATGGAGCGTTCGGCCCAACAGGGGGCCAAGCGGCTAACGTTGTTAGGGGTTTTGAGTTCGCAAAAGAAGACAATTACTACAGAGCCCTAGAGAGCGTCTCCCCTAAGGTGTTAAAGTCGCCCATGGAGTCCTACAGACTTGGGACGGAAGGGTACACCGATAGCGCAGGCACTGTTGTAGCTAACCCCGATAATTTCGATATGTTACCCCTTATAGCAAACGCTTTAGGTATTCCGGTGAGTCAGGTTTCTAACTTGAAGTGGAATAGAGGAGAACAGTACGAAATCAAGGAGTACTTTACTAGACGTCAGCAGGAAATAACAAGCGAGCATAAACGTGCTAGCAAAGCGAAAGACCAAAAAGCGAGGCGTAACGCGGAAGGAGCCTGGTATAAACTGCAAGCCGCTAAGGACAACATACGACCGTTCTTCAATAACGCGCCTAATTCCTTGAAACGTACCCCTATAACAGTACTATTTAAAGCAGGAGACAGAGACTGGAAGAAGCAACAGAAACTCGAAAGTGAGTTAGGCACTAGGTAAAAGTCCACAGTGGACTTATTCATCGCTCGCCTTGGTAACGGCTTAAAAGTACCACTTAAGGCCTGGTTTACTCTCTTTTTCCAGGTCTTTTTTCGTGGTGAATTAGGTAGCCCGTCTCGGCGGCTAGTCGGCTAGGTCACACCCCCTGGAAATCGCCTCATGAATAAAGAGACTAGGTTGGGGATGCCCTAGCTGCAAGTGTTTTTTAACAGCACACCGCTTGCTGGCGCCGTTGCGGGGTAAAACATAACAAACGTCCCCGCAGGGGAATTACTCTACATCTAGTAGTGTCTCTGTGGCAACACCTTCGTCCGTCTCAACTAGGTTGAGGGGCGCGTTATCACCAAACAATTTACCGTAGTTGAACTCGTAGCAACGAGTCTGACCACTTGGAACTGTTGTTCCTGAGCCGATGTAACACTTAGCGGCAGGCTTACCATCGGCATGGTATATTAAATACCCACCGCTGTCCAATTCTTCTTTCATAGCTACAGGAGCAACACCGTGTTCCTTACACCAATCGTTAACCGCTTTAGACATTATGTACACCTTCTTGTCTTCCGTGCAAACTCTACCAACTGCTGGCGCCCTTAAATGTTCTAAAGGCATTTCCTTTTTCTTGGCTCTTGCGTCACCGAACCTAAGCGTAATGATGAGTCGTCCCGGTAGCGTAGATATAAACTGAGCGATGTGCTCACTAATATCTGTGTTACTTTCTTTACGGCTCTCGCGCATCTGAACAATTTGTTCCAGTGCCCACTTCTTCATGCCCGCTATGTCAAAAGATACTAACCCTATCTTCTCAGCAATCTTACCGGCCACTATAGCAGTTACGATAGTGTCTCTATAGAAACGCTCTTTGTTGTCGTCACTAGACTTTGGATTAAATTTACCACGAGCAGCGGTTATTTGCCTACGCACCCAGTCATGGTTCTTAATAACAAACCTAATGAAAGGTCGGCACGCTTCGCCGTAGACGTTGTCCATGTGGTCTTCTACAAACGACTGTGTTATGTCTGGGAATACATCGGCTCTAAAGTTCTCGGGTAGTTGTACCTCGAAGAAGCGCAACTGCGTCGCTTCAACTCTGAAGCCCGCAGGTAGTTTACTAATGTTCTCGTGCAATGAGTCGTTCGACGTAATGAAACTATTCTTAAACCACTGACCACCAACTGTGCTAAATTTACCGTTGGAACCAAGGCGCTCTTTATCACGACCGTTCGCTAAAGCGTAACCCGTTCTAGTTAACTCGTCTGGCGCTCTACCTGAGAACTCATCTAGCAACATAGGTACGGCGCCCATAATAGCGATACGTTTAATCACAGCGTTTAGTGTGGAACCCTGCTCGCCTGTTTGGCGTTCCATGAAGGAAGGGTTTCCATAAAAACCACACGCTATCTTAGCCGCTGTAGATTTACCCGTGCCACCATACCCAGTAAAAGCGAGAGGCAGCCCGTGCCAGTTCGAAGAACCCATGAGTTCAACAAGTACAGAACCCATCGAGTGGCACACCGCGAACTGAAACGGCTCTGCTCCCGGTCTGTTGTACAGCGTGTCTATATTAGCAACCCACTGCTCTAAAGTCCCGGAGGTCCCGAAGTTAACAACTACGTCCGCCGGCATATCCTCGTCGCATAGTACTTCTTCCTCGCCTTCTAGCTTAATCATGTTGGTTCCTATTACGAAACCTTTTCTGTCTTCGGTCCAACCAAACTGCTTGTATGTTTTGGTTTCCATACGCCACGCTTGGAGGGTTTCGATGAGACCTTCTGCAAATTCAGCCATGTCGTTCCTTGATTTATTTGTTCTCATTAAGAAGACTTCGTGCGACGCTAGAGTCTTCGCCATCATATCCGTTGACGCTAACTCTGAGGTGGGCATGAAGAACTCACGCCACCTGCCATTCTTTTCTTTGGCACGCCACTGAATTACCCAAGTGCCCTCGGAGTCTTGTATACGGTTGATAGGGTATATGAACGACCTACAGAACGGTCTCCAGTGTACAACTCCATCGTCGTCCTTGATCGACCTAGACAATGACTTACCGTTCCAACGATAGCCGGTCATCGGCCAATATGGAATTTTCTGCCCTTCTATTATCGGTACTGTCGCAGGCTGTTCGTCGTCCGTTTCCGTTTCGTCCTTAGCGGACTCTGCTTGTTCCTTGTTGCCTAACTGTATTGAGAACTTGCACTTGTCAGCCATGTCACAAGACTTCATACACTCAATGTGTTTATCCATCTCAACACATGAGGTCGGCCCGAACTCCCACTCGTCAATCTTAGCTTGGGTTTCTTCAAACGTATAACCCTTGTACCCTTTACTCCACTCGTGTATTAGTTCCGTACCGTTCTCACAGTGCTTAACCACACCAATGGCTCTGTGCCAATGAGGCTCAGGTATGTCACCTTTCTTATCGCGGAACTCGCGGATAGCCTTACAGTGCTCTGCAATTACATTGGCGTCTGCCGTAGGGTAATCTCCTAGCGCCGCAGCGAACGGGTTAGCCCCTTTACTCTTGTCATAGTTGTTAGTAGGCGCAGGCTGTACGTCGTTGTCCTTGATGTACCCTTGGAGTTTTTCACGTATTGTTTCCGCAGGGTACTGCTTACCTAGCTTGACTAACTTAACCTCAACGGGAGGGTTAGTCTTACGGTTATGAGTACCGACCGGTCGTAGTATCCGAGCGCTATCCATGTCAACAGCCCTGTCAGCCTTTAGCCCCATATGAGTCGTGACGTCCCTCTTGAGAGCAGACAGTTCCTTCCATACATCTGAGGTAACGTCTTCATCTAGCGAGAAGTAACAGTGGTACCCACCGCCCGACGAAGTTATCGTAGGGGTAAGTTGTAACACCTTGGCTAACTGAACGATATCTGCTAGCGCTTCTTCCCTAGTAGCGTACTTTTTCTTACCGTCGCCACCAACGTCGAAGTCGTCGAACAACGAACGGCACGCCACCACGTTTTCTTGGGTTCGTATGCGCTTCTTCTTTTTTCGTTCATCGTCGTACCAATCACCAAAAGAGTTCACTGCGAAGTAAACTGTCTCACCTTGGTCGTCGAAGAACTCAGCTGCTAGCGCCGCGTCCTTAGCGCTATCGTACTTCTTGTACTTAAACCAAACGCCACCTTTGCCTGTTGGTGTAGCTAAGGCTATTATCTTCGCCCCGCTGTCCGGTAGTACTAATTCTAAAAATTGTTGAATCCCCATGTTCCACCTAGTTATTTTAAAAAGTCCACGGTGGACTTTTTATAGAGCATAAAAAACCGGGGCGAACCCCGGCTCCTAAGTTGACGATACTAATCGTCGAAGTCTAAACCGTCTAGTGCGTCGTCAATGTTGTCCGTCTCTACGGGAACCTTAACGTCTTTGAGGTCAACCTTCTTCTGTTTCTTGAAATCAAAAGTTGGTTCGAAGTCGTCGCCGCCTTCACCTTCAACATATTCTACTAGCTCCATAACTTGCACCGCTTGTAGCTCTAACGAAGTGTTAGTCTTACCATCACGGGTCCAAACATGCGCTGAACACTGGATGTTACATACAGAACCGTTACCGATAAGGTCAGTAACCTTATTACCGTACTCGTCCACAACTACTACAGGGCGCTTTGGTTTACCACCCACACCGAACGTCGCTGACTTTTTAAGTTTCACTTGGCGTAAACCATCTTCCAACACTAAGTCGTGTTCTTGGTTGCGCTTGAACTTAGGAAACAAACCCGTCTCCTTATACTTTTCCGCTTGTGCGTCGTCTAGTACTGCTTGGACAGTCCAGTTACTAACACCTTCCCCTTGGTATGGTGCTTCAGGTTTGTCTGCTTGCAGTTTAGTCCACATTACTTTTACGTTGTTAAACGAATAATTAGCTATTTCAGCCATGGTGTTTCTCCTTTTTTACTTGAATGTTAATCGTCAAAATCTAAGTTATCTAGTGCTTCTTCTATGTCGTCGAAGTCTTCTACACTAGCAACCTTAGGTTCCGGCGCTTTCTTTTTTACTTCCGGCTTAGGCTCAACCTTCACCGGCGCTTCTTCAGCCTTTTCTTCTTTCTTAGGGGTTATCGCAAAACCCCCTACATTGTCAATAGGAGCGTCAACCACACCGGTAATCCGGTTGATGGCATCTTTCTCGGTCTTGACTAATCCGTCTATAAGTTTCAACTCGTCTTCTTCTACGAACCTAGTAGCCTTGAACGTTAGCGATGGGTAGTCACCTTGGGAATTAAATCCTAGCTGAGTTACTACGTACTTAGGGTCAACACCACGCTTGGATAACTGCGCACCGTATTGCCCTAGGGTCTTCAGTGCGTACGACGTTACCTTAAGTAGCATCGGCTCACCTACGTTATCGAAAGGGGTAACGCACAGTCGCATAGAGTCTGAGCATAGTTTACCTCTACCACCCTTGTCGGTTATGCGTGAGCCCCACTGGTTGTGAGGACAGATGGCACACTTCTTAGATTGAGGTGCATCCGCATTTTCCGAAGGTGTAGCCCCGTTGTTAGAGTAACAAGTCGGCTTAACGAACCCGCTGTCTTCAAAGCCGTCAGCGTAGTACACCTTGGATTTGTTAGGGTTCGACGCTAGTATCACTATGTCTAACGTGTCCACTCCTATTTCTTCTCTCATTCCGTTACTACTCACGTAGAACGATGGTGATTTAATTGTAAGTTGTTTGAACCCTTCCGTGCTACCTGCCGCTGCGAACGGGTTAGTACCACTGAAAGTGTCTTTTAGGTGTGCAGGTAAGCCTGCGTCTAATTCAATCATGTCGCTCATATTACTTACGCCTAAAGTTAACCACTTGGGTTTCGTTCCAGTTCACACCGGGTGGTAAGTCTTCGTTTTCTTCTTTGTATTGAAGTACAGCCGTCTTGTTAACCCTACGTTCCAACATCTCCCATGCGTTATCCGCTTTGATGTGTTCAAGCAAAGCGTCCCAGTCAGCAACTGATGCCGATACTCTTGTGGAGCGATACGCCGTACCTGAGTCCTTGGAGGACACGTTGTCTATACCCCGTTCGTTAAAACGTTTTAGGAACTCTACTTCAATGTTGTTCTGTTTATCTTTGTCTCCTGCATCGTCCGCATTGTAGTCCGCTTTTCTTCGGGCTCTACGGTCGCGCAGTGCGATGAATAGTTTCAATAAAGAACCATCATCCATTTCACTCGCTTTTGCCATTACTACTCTCCTTTTTATCTGCTAACCAATTGTTAATGTCAGCCTCGTCCCAACGAAGAACCTTTTGCGAGACTCTTATAGGTTGTGGGAAACTAACTTCACGCCTACGTAGAGCCGGTAAAGCGCCCTTCGTAATTCCTAATTTTTCCGAAACTTCTTCCGGTCTAAGTAAGTTCATGTGTATTCAAGTCCTTCCGTATGTGTTCAAGAGAGTACAAGAATACACTAAACCTTTTAGCGTGTCAAGCAATATGTTTACCTCTATGCGCTTTTATTTCTTCCAGTAGAGCACCTTGCATTTTCTGCTTGTTCTTAAGCCTTTTGTACATACGTTGTTCTACTTTTGTGCCTTCCAACATGATAATAAAGTTGTTCATTTTCTGCCCCGGTCTGTTGATACGACCATTAGCTTGCTCGAAGGTTTCGTTCGATGTTACGCATGAGTACCAAACGATAGTACTAGCCGCTGTTAGGGTAAGTCCGTGAGACATCGCTGCAGGTTGTGCCACAATAACTTTTAAGTCTTTACCCTTTTGGAACTCCCCAAATATACGGTCGCGCTCATTCTTACTAACTCCGCCGTAAATAGTTTCTACTGTGAAGTGCTTAGCTAGTTCCCTAGACACCATCTTGACTGACGATACATAAGGTACGAACACAATTACTTTACCTTCAGCAGCGCTGATAATATCTTTTGTTTCTTGTATCCTTGGGTTCGATGGTATAGTTACTTCACTACCGTCGTCGGCATACACAACACCACATGCTATTTGAATTAACTTAGCCATCTTAACCGCTTCGTTAACCGCAGTAATAGCCCCCGTGTCTGCTTGGGTCTGTAACCTATTAAGCATCTCATTGTAGGCCTTATTCTGTTCCTTGGTTAACGCCACTTGTCGGGTCTCGTACATTAGAGGGGGTAGGTCTACACACTCGTCCCTAGTGAATCTAACTGACGGTTGCATAACCTCTTTAACCGTATCTAGCGCGTCGGGTTTAGGTTGCCATATAAACTGAGTTATCTGACGCATGACTTGCATCTTAAATCTGTTGAAATACAGCGGAACCTTATCGGGAACCAAAAGCTTGCACTGCGCCCATGCGTCAGTTGGGGCGTTAGGAGTCGGCGTTCCAGTCATACCCCAACACCACCTTTTGTCCTTGTGCTTGTTCACTACTGCGTTTATTGTCTTCCACTTATCGGTCGCCGCATTTCTAGCACACTGAGCAATCTCGTCGACGATGACCAGATTTATGTCTTGTCTGGCGCGTAGACTTTCTTCTACGATAGCAACACCATCATGGTTAATAATATATACATCTACGTCTTGCGCTAACAGTTTCAATCTCTTAGCTCTAGTGCCGTGAACCACCACACACGTTAAGTGCGTGAAGTGGTTGAATATCTCGTCGGCCCATGTCCTTTCCAACGTGGAAAGCGGGGCTACTATTAGTACCTTGTTTAGTACACCTACACTTCTAAGATAGTCGTACGCCCATAGCGACGCTAGTGACTTACCCGTACCTAACTCACTTAAGTTGAACGCTCGCTTATACATAGATAAGAAAGCAGCCGCTTCCCGTTGAGCCATAAACGGCTTGAACCTACCCGGCCAATCATAGTGGTGTCTTATCGGTGCAGGCGCATCGAAACCTAAGTTTCGTAGCACTTTAGTTTCTTCTATATTATGGGGCACTGCTACTAGTGTTTCCCCTTTTACAGTTATCGTCTTAGCTGACGATATGACGCTTAATATCTTAGAGGTATCTTTAACCTTAAGTACTAGCGCCCTCTTTTTCTTCAATACTAACATTTTCCAACCCCTCGATTAACTTATACAAATAGTGCTGTGCCTTATGTAGGTCTACAATACCGTTCTTTTCTTTGTAGCGACACACATACTTAATGATGTTGCCCTCCAAGTAACCGAGTTTGTTTGCGACTATAAAGTCCCAAGGCTGGATATCAGTCTGGTAGTGAGTACCGCTGACTTGCCTATCATTTGCTTGCATTTACTTACTCCTTTTTTTATACATTTCAGGTTTGTCTTTTCTCCAACCTCTGTTTTTCTTCTGACTAACCACCCGTGTGTTTGAGTCGTTACCACTACCGCCCTTAGCTAAAGGTTTCTTATGGTCAACGTCTTTACCGTCTCCCTTTTTAACTGTACCTTTAGCTAGTGCGTGTCGTCGTGCTTTGTTCTGCAACACTCGTTTTGCTTGTACACTTGGTTTCTTGTTGTATGCCGCCTTGGTTTTAAGCGACTTAGCTGATGTTTTTGGCATCTATTACCTCCTTAACTTGTTCAACGTCGTCAACTACGATAGCAAGACCTTCGGCTGCATTGATACCTGCAATCTCTCTGTCTTGGTTCGGAGTCGTGTTCTTTAACTTCCCCGGTGCCTTAGTTTCAAAAGCCATGAATCGACCTTTGTAACATACTAAGATGTCGGGACATCCCGAACGTCCCATGCCGTTTGAAACCGGCATGTAGTACCACGCACCTATTGATACTAAATACTCTTTGACTTTCTTTTTAACTTTACCTTCAGGTGTCATACCCATAATCTATACTCCACAAAATTCACATAGCTTACTACCGACCGGGCACCAATTGCGACACAGTCCTGACGGTTTGGCTTGCCACTTATCGGTGTCAAATGCAATACCTAAGCGCTCAGTTCTAGGCAAGAACTCTGCCCATATCTCTGTGATGTCCTCACGCGTGTAGGTCTCCTTATCGAACTTACCTACCTTAAGCCAAATGAAGCCGCACACTATCTTCTCCACCCAAGGGTAATATATGAACGCTAGTGCGGCGAACAGCTTCAGTTGGTCGGAGTCGGGTTTATGTTTGCCCGTTTTCCAATCTAATAAGTATGCTGTCTTGGAACCAACGACACCGATGTCAACGATACCTCTACACCATACGTCCTTCGCCATCCACTTGGTAGGCTTGAAGTTGTTGTTGATAGCCATACGTTGCTCAACGATACGCTTGCCTTCGTACGTGAATATCTTGTCCACGTATTTAGCGTACTTTTGTAAGTCCGCCGGTAGTCTTGCTTTCTTGTTGGCGTAGTCCTCGAGGTGCTTGTGTACTTTGTTACCCCAAAGCGATGCTTCGTGTTGTTTCTCGTGAGCCTCTTTAGTTACTCGTGTCAGTTGGTATCTACGTGGGCACGTCTCGAACGCTGTTAGCGCTGAGTAACTCCACGGTTTAGTTAAAGTCGATTTCATCCGGTTCCTCATCCTTATGTTCTTTTATGCACTTGTTAAGGTAGTAGTCAAACGCGTCATCATAGTCAACGCCTTGTACTGCTACGCGGTCTGCATAATCTTCCGCCATTTCTTCACATTTTTCTAAATAATCCATTTCTTTCCTCAATGTTCTAATTGGTTACTCCCCCGAGCCTCTAAAAGAGTGTACCCTACACTACAGGTACTGTGGAACAAATAGTGTTTATTTTGCAGCGCCGTACGTGTCAGCTATGTCTCCTTCGCTCCACGTAAGTAGTTCCGGCCACCATGTTGGAGGCGTTCTCATTATGCGTTGTACTGAATCGAGTGTATCTTGTGCTTCATCTTCGGGTACAACGTAAACTAGTTCGTCGTGCACCATCAAGGCGGGTATGAGTCCTAACTCGGACTGCACATCCAAGGCGTTATCAGCGATTACATTCCTAGCGAGGTGTTGAACAATGTTCTCAACAATCTTACCGGCATAAATCCTAGCCTTGTTACGTCCCTCTCCGTAGATAAACTCACTTCGTCCCGTTTCCTCGTTGACTTCGGTGCGCAGATTAGGGTAACGAATTACACCTTTCGGAGTTTGAAGTCCTTCCGGCGTTGGATACACCATACCCCAAGGGTCTACTGCACCCCCTTGCGCCCCTCTCATAATAGTAGGTAGCACGTTGTGACATCTTCGCCACGCTTGGGTTATATCTGGGTAAGCCCTTCGCCACGTATCTACAATGTCTTTAGACTCTAGTAGGTCGATGTTTACTCCACCCATAAGCTTCGCTACCTTTTGGAACGTAATGTGTCCGGCTCCAAAACCTAGCCCGAGGTGGGCGACTTTACCTACTTGTCTCTGTTGTTTCGTCACAGCGCCCTCGTCTACACTATATAAGGTAGCGGCGAACTCTTTGTAGAGGTCAGCGTTCTCAGGGTCAGCTTGGAACAACTCCATGCTTGAAGGTACCTTCCACAAGAAGTGGTTAACCCTCAACTCAATACCCGATAGGTCAGCAACAACTACCTTGTACCCTGGCGGTGCTATAAGAGAGTTTCGTAAAGCATCGGATAACTTAGGGTCATAGGGGTTAATACGTGGGAGGTTTTGTGGATTGTATCCCCACCCCGACCATCTACCCGTTGTATCTGCCCCATAGTATTTCAAAGGGATAGGTACTTTGTTCTGTGGGTGTGCCCCGGCGGCGACTAGGAACGCTTGAACTCGTGTACGTAGTATTGTACTCTTGGCGTCTAGTCTTGCGTTAGCGGCCACAGCTACCAAAGGGTTAGGGTGTTCTTGTAAAGCTATGAAGTCTTCGTCGGTCTTAGCTAGTGCCGGTATCTCTTTACCCGTTCGCTCCGATGTTTTCATAGGGACTTCTATTCCTAATGTCTCTAGGAACTTACCGAACTTCGGTGCCGATGAAAGTAGTTTTAGTACCGCTTCGACCGCTTCGTCGTCGTCCATGCCTAATTCAAACACGTCCATCTGTTTGGCGGCTTCTAGGAGTGCCATACGCTTTCTCTCAACTTCTTCCACTAACGTGTTGTTCAGTAGGTCCACATCACAGTCGAACGTTGGCTCAACGAGTGCTCTAATTGTCATGTCTATAAGCTTCACCTCGTCGCGCTTGGTCTGGGGTATGAGTCGTAACAGCAGTCCGTAGCACTGGTCCACGTCTTCCTTGTTGTATCTACGCATACCTACAATCTCTTGCTCAGTAAAGTCACATAAGTGTCTGCCTTTCGTTTGTAGCAGGGCGGAGTTGTCTTTGTACCCAAGCCTATAATGAGTTACTAGTTTAGCTAACGATAGTCCTACGTCTTTCGCATGGATAGGTCGTGCCATTGCTAGCGTACAACCCCATAGTTTTGGTTTGATGTTCAGCCTCCACGCTAAAATCATAGAGTCGAACCCGGATAGGTTATGCCCTACTACCCAACAGTCAGACCAATCTACTTTATTGCAGTAGTCCTTAACATTCTGTTCACCGAATACAACTTCAGTATCCCCGTCGTCGAACTTAAACGCACAACTGATTATCTCTGTGTCGGGGTGCATACAATACGCAATAGGTGACATCTTGGTTAGGGAATGACCTACGTCCCAAAACGTCTCTAGGTCTAATGTACATATTCTCATTTAGTCTCCTAATATTCTTTTAGGCCGTAGTGTGCTCGGTCATGTTCATTCTGTCTTCGTTTAGGTTACCCATTGCTAGGTTTCTCTGGTTTAACACGGTACTCTTGGTCTTCAAACCAACCGGGTGCTGTAGGGGGTACTATATCTTCCCAATGTCTAACACTTGTGTCGCAACATAGGACTACTAGTTTCTGTATTGGATAACCCTCTGCCCATTTGTGTATTAGTTCTGCATGTTTATGTTGTCTCATCTTATTTCTCCTTATTAATCTGGTTAAAACTTGAACACACCTTGTCGTGCAGTCGCATCTTTTCCAATAGTGCTTCAATCCTGCCTTTCTTCTGCCAGAAATTTAGAGGAGGTTCTTCTTTTAACTTAGCTACCTCTAATGTCAACCTAGTAACTGTGTCATCTAAGCGTTCTACGTGTTTTATTAATTGCTTCCAAGGTTGTTCATCAATAGCTCGTTGCCATTTGTCTTCTGCTTTAGGTTTGATACGGTAATCAGCATTAGTATCATCAAAGTCTGAAAAAGACTCAACGCTATACCAATGCGTATTAAAACGATACTCAACCTCTAGTCCATCCATATAAGCATTTACATATGCCTTTAGTTCATCATTCATCTTCATTCTCTTGTTTTATTTGGTGAGAGTTGGGTAGTTATCTTTTACAAACACCAGCAGTGCTGATAATTAGTTAAAGCCCTT